TAATATGGATAAGAAATATAAAAGGAATATTTGATGCCCACCAGATAGCGGCTACTAGAGCGTCTACTAAAATGTTTTGGGTAGTAGATGCTGATGCACAATTAATGCCAAACTTTGATTTTAGTTACATACCAGATGTATATGATGAAGAAGTTGTTCACGTATGGGGCAGTAAAAACCCAATTAATGATTTGGAATATGGTTATGGTGGAGTAAAATTATTTCCAACAGAGCTAGTTTTAAAAGCAAATTCATGGGGTATGGATTTTACAACAGGTTTAAGTAATAGGTTTAAGTCATTGCCTGAAACTAGTTGTATTACCAAATTTAATACAGATGCTTTTAGCACATGGAGAAGTGCTTTTAGAGAATGTGTAAAACTAACAATAAATAATGATGAGGAGAGTAGGCAACGGCTAGATGCCTGGATAAACACTAGAGGAACGGAAGAATTTACTGACGAAGCAGTAAAAGGTGCAACAGAGGGAAACCAGTTTGCACTTAAAAACAAAGATAATTTAGAACAGTTAAATAAAATTAACGACTTTGATTGGTTGGAAGAATATTATGATAAGTCTTGATACCTGGAACGAAGTAGAAGAGTATATAGATAACAGTTATCTACATATTCCTCCAAGTTACTTTGAAAGAGCAGTAATGGATAGACGTTATCCACGTGATGCTTTTAGCAAAGGACAATTAGCAAGTAAAAGTTGGTTACTGCAAGAGTTAAGCAACATAAAAGACTTGCCAGAAGACATGACCATAGCATTATTAGGATGCTGGATAGGTGCTATCGTAGAACCTTTACTAATATCTACTATTGAGATTGAACGTATATATGGTTTAGACATTGATGCACAAAGTATAGAACTTGCAGAAAAATTTAATCAAAAACATGTAGCAAACAGTTGGAAGTTTAAAGGTGTAGTTGCAGATGTAAGTGTGTTAGATTGTAATCATATGGAATTTGAGACAGGAGGAGAACTAATAAAGGTATCGCCTGACTGTATTATTAATACCAGTTGTGAACACATGGGTACAGAATGGTTTGAGACTGCTGGAAGTGATCAACTTATAATTATGCAAACAAATGATTCAGAAGAGTTTGAAGGTCATATTAACGTATGTTATACTGCTGAAGAAATGCAACAAAAATACCCATTAAGTAAAACGCATTTTGTTGGCAGTTTAAAAACTCCAAGTTACACTAGACATATGCAGATAGGTTACAAATAATGAAAACAAAAGTAATAAACTTTTATGGAGGACCTAATTCAGGCAAGAGCACAAAAGCCGCAGGACTATATTATCAAATGAATATGGCTGGCTTTAGTGTAGAACTAAACAATGAGTTTGCAAAAGAGTGTGTATGGGAAGATAATGTTCCTATGCTAAAAGATCAATTGTTTATGTTAGCACATCAGCATAGAAAGATACTAAGGTTAGTTGGTAAAGTTGATTATGTGATTACCGACTCACCAGTAATGCTTAGTGGAATATATAGAGAACTTTATAACGGTCCGTTATACAGCGATTTGATTGATAAACTTGCAAAAGAGTGCTATGACAAATACGATAACATAAACTTTATGTTAGATAGGCCTAAGTTTTTTGAGCAAACAGGCAGAGCACAAAATCAGGAAGAAAGTATAAACATAGATAATGCTATATTAGAAATGTTTAAAAACGAAAACTTACCATTCTTTTACTTAAAAGATTTAACTGATAATGCAGTTGATGTAGCATTTAAATATGTACAAAAAAGACATTTAAAAAGCCAATCTAAAACCTAATTCATAAGTTTCGTTATTTTCTGTATCTGCAGAAGCATTTAAATAAAAATTTCCAAACATATGAGTAACACTTGCTCTTCCTACAACTACTTCATTGTTATAAGAATATTCTAAAACATCAGCAAATTTTATCTTAGTATCTTTCATAGTGGTGTAGTAATCAACACCTGCTGTTAAAAACGTTTGCCCAAATTTAGTATTATATAAGGCATTTATATCTGCAAAGATATTAAATCCTTGCATACTGAATTTATTTACTTTAACATTGTATTTGCTATTCTGTTCATTAAAACTTTCAATCCATGTATAACTAAAACCAGCACCTGCTCTATAAAAATAATTATCTTTTATAGGATTTGTAAACTCTGTGAATGTATTTAAAGACTTATAATCTACATCGGCAACTCCAGTGCCATACCATTTAGTTTTATTGTGTCCTTTGTGTGTAGAATCAGTATAAAATACTCCCATATGAAGATTATCTATTTTAGCATCTAGACCCAATAAGCCGCCCTTAGTGTTGCCAGACAGCTCTCCTAGTGTTAATCCGTAATTATTTCCACTCCAACTGTAGCCTTTTAATGTGTTATTCTTTAAATTACTGTAAAATACTCTAGTGCTATCTGTTTGTTTACGTAAATCTCTTGTAAGTTTAAAATTATTAAAAACACCATCCACATACCCATAAGGTTTTGTAGTAATATCATGTTGCATTTCAGCAAAAGGCGGGTCTAATACTTGGAAAAATGTAGTTGTTGACTGGGTTGAGGAATATGTAGACTCAGAACCAATAAAATCGTACCAATGTTCCCCGTCTATTTCTACAGCATGGTATGATCTACCGTCTGTAAACATAGGAAAATCATTATATAATGTAAAAGTATCCCCATCATTTAGTAAGACATAGGTTTCACTATTACTATCTACAATATCTAAATCACCGTCATTATCAAAATCAACTATCATTAGATATCCTTCACCATTCCATAAGTTTGGATTGTTAATGCCTCCATTTGCATAAGTGGTATCTCCGTATTGTGCTGTAACATCTGTAAAACCACTGCCACCATTATTTTTAAAGAACTGTACCATTCTGCCTTCATAATAAGGATTTTTCTTTGTGGCGGCTATTACTATATCTAAATACCCATCGCCATCAAAGTCTATTACAGCCATATTATTAGCATTACCATTATCTCCGTAATAATTGTCAGGTAGTTCTATCCAAGGTCTGTTCCTCCAATCGTTATTGCCATCATTAAAAAATACAGCACCTGCACTATTTTCGTGTGTTTTTCCAAATCCATATTCTCTTGCTAGTTTAGGATTAGCCCAACCAACTGCAACATCACCAAATCCATCATTATCAAAATCTCCAATTGCGGCCGTTGTAGCCCATAGCATTCCTATACTAGGGTCTTGATCAACTTGCCAAGGTTCTGGTATTTTTGGAAAATTATTATTAACTGTAAAGTTACCACTACCATCATTTATTAACATAGCCCATGGTAATATTTCATTATTCCAGGTATTATCATGAATAGGTAAAAATATATCTATGTCTCCGTCGCCTTCAGTATCGCCTATAGCAATATCATGTGAAAATATTGGACCGTAGTCTGTGTTAAAAAATAAATCTTTAGGTAAATTACTATGGCTTACGTCAACTAATTTTCCATTATTACTTAAAATTAATTTACTAACATTAAAAAAATCATCTATACCATCACCATTAAAATCTGCTACTGCTGGATTCCTAAAATGTCCACTCCAACCACAATCTCTATAAGGGTCGCCTTGTGTTTGTTGTGTTACAAATTGTAAATTTATGCCACCTCCATTCATACAAGGAGCACTACCTTCAAATAGGTCTTGTTTTAATTCAAAATGCCCAGTACCGTCATTTACCCATGCCATTAATACAGTTTCTGGAACATACTCCTTATCTCCACCATACCACATCCATAAATAAAAATCCCAATGACCATCTCCATTAAGATCTGCCTGTCTAACCATTCCATCATTTACAAATGACCATGAATTATTGCTTTCGTCACCACAATCGTCACAACCATTATGATTTCCATATATTGTTGATTGTAAAAATCCGTAATCTGCAATTTTAAATTTTTCTGTTGGTGCTGGAAGTCCTGTAGTTGTATATGAAGTCATTGTATGAGCTATTCTAACCTCATCACTATAACCTTCAATATCTATGCTTCGTTTAATTTCCCAATTATCGAAAGGAATACGTTTGTCAGGCTCTGTTGTTGTTCCTCCACTATTAGAAGGTGGTGTTGGTGTTGCAGTAACTCCTGCAGATCCGCCGCCACTAGCACAGGCACCTAAAAATAATACTAAAACAATACTAAGTGTTTTCTTTAACATGTTTACAATTCCCCCTAAATGTGTAACCAGGACAACTACATTTGCCGTCATCTATAATATAAACTTTACCATTACTGCCTTTTACCTGAATAATATCAGAGGCTAGTTCTTCTGGTCTTTCGCCTATCTTAGTAAACTTACGTCTGCTCTTAGAGAACTGTTTAATTGGATTTTTAAATACCTTATCATTATGCTGAACTAATTGCCCTGCACTATTAACATGATATATGCCATTAACAACTGGGTATTTGCCCCAATCTGTGACTTCTTGTAATATTTCTATCATAACTTACTCCTTACCTTAAATTATGTATATATTATAACAAATTATACTGTAATGTCAAGTTATGTATGTAGATTTTTTAGTCAAAAAAAGACCCCTTAAAGGGGTCTTCTAAAATCCAGGTGCTCTTAGGTAGGGAGTAACATAGGTAGGCACACAGGGATTTTAATTAGATTATACTATATACTTAATATACCTTTTACTAAAGGTCTCCCTAAGTTTAGTATCTAGATCAGTTCTTACATTGAACTTAATTTGATAATCTTTCATTATTGTTCTTAACAAGAACACAACCATTTCAGGCTCAAAGTTATCAAAAGCAAACGACACAAGATTGTTTAAAGAACTTTTGAACTCTTTTGTAATGCTTGGAGACTTCTGATATTCCTCGTTAAGCTCGTAAGCAAGGCCTACAACTAAAGAGTACTTTGCACTAATCTCTGAACTAACTTTACTGTCTAGTTTTTTAACAGAACCGTCAATAACTTGACTTGGGTTAGGAAGATGTTTTGCAACTTTTCTATGCTCTACAAATTTGATAGCCATTCCTTCACCAATGGCTCCTGATATTTCTGCTTTTTGTTCGAAGGAACTAGCAGAATTAAACCCATCAACATTCAGCATTTCACTTACAAAATTCCAACTTCTTGGGGTAGCAAAAGCCTGCGAAGAGCTTTTTGCATCAAAGTCAAATAAGTCGCCTTTACTGTATGTTAAGTAACCCACAACATCAGGATGTACTGAGTTATTAACCGCCCATTGTTGCCAATCTTCAAAGTTCACATCCATATTAATATGACGGAATCTGTTGGCTAATGGTGCCGGCATTCTAAATGTAACACCTCTGTCTGTTTCTCTGTTACCTGCGGCAACAATTCTAACATTGTCAGGAAGCTCATATTGTCCAACTTTCCTATTAAGTACTAATTGATAAGCCGCCGCCTGGACACTTGGGGGTGCTGAATTTAACTCATCTAGAAATAATACCACAGTATCAAATTTACTAGCAAATTCTTTGCTAGGTAAATCACTTGGCGGTGACCATTCCATTAAGTTAGTTTCAGGGTTTCTAAAAGGATATCCTCTTAGGTCTGTTGGTTCCAAAAGTGCTAAACGCATATCTATAACAGTAGAAGATCCTAGATCACCACTATTTACAATTTGCTCAACAAGTTCTGATTTACCTATTCCGGGTGCTCCCCAGATAAAAATCGGTCTGTTAGCCTTCATAGCCCTTAGGACTACTGGTTTAACTTCCGATGCTCTTACTTTTAATGTTTCCATAATTTACTCCTTACCTTTAAATTATGTATATACTATAGCACAGAATTAGGTATTGTCAACACCTTTTTTAAACTTTTTTTAATTTTTTATTGGATTATGTCGATAAACGATTCTATGTCGTTTCCATTGAGTTTGTACCAACTTGCATCTTCACGATTAAACAATACCATTTTTTTCTTAGTAAAATAATATGGCCATTGCATTTGGTTATCTAATACAAGGTACATTCTGGGAGTGGGAAATATACTATGATTAAATTCAAAGTATTCAAAATTACGTTTTAATAACTCATTACCTAAATGTGTTAATCTAAGTCCTTGAGGTTTTCCTTTGGATATTCTAAAATTCTGAAATATTTTATAACCCAGTTTTTCCTTAGGTAACGATTTAAAGATTTCGTAATGTTTACTATTTTTAGGAATGCCTGGAATTCGCGAAGAACTCTTTAATAAGCCTTCTTGTATTATATTAAATATAGTATCTATTACTTTATATTGTAACGGTTGATCACTTTTTGATGTCATCTTCAGACACTTCAGGTCCTTGTACCATTTTAAAAACCTTGAAGTCCTCACAAGAAAAAATTCCGTTCAAACGTTCAGCAAGATTAAATGCATGGCCTGGATTACTGAAGGAAACTTTTTTGTATTTAGGTCCAGGGTAAGAAACTAAAGTGTGTAATGTTCGTAGATTAATAGGTTGGTCCTTATAGAAAACACTATAAATTGCTTCTGCTTCTAGGACTTGCTCTGCTTTATATGACGTTTTATTTACTACTTCTAATAAAACTTTTGGTTTTGGTCTGCTCATGTGTATAGTCTCCTATACACTTATTTATCTTATTTTACAGTTAAAACTGTAGTTAATATTAGCCTTTTTTGCTATCTACTAATGCTTTAAATTCTGTAAATCCGCCAATCTTTTCGCCGTCAACGATGATTTGAGGGAATGTTCTAGCACCTGGAAATGTTTCCATTAGTGTTTCTCTATCAAAATCCTCATCTAACATTTTGTATGTTAGTTCGTATCCTTCTCTTTCTGCTAATGCTTTTGCTTGTACACAGAAAGGGCATTGTGGTTTGCTGTAAATTTCTACTTTCATTATTCTGTTTTTATCCTAGGTGTTAAGTCACATGTTGATTGTATTTCCATACCATTAACTTCTGTATCAAACTCTACTTCCATACCGCCAGTTAATTCTTCTGGAGCAGATGGACTAGTAACGTGATGACGTTTTAGGTATATGTTTGACTTACCAGCAGATACAATTCCGTATTGTTTCCTACTGTTCCAAAAATTTAATGTTCCTTTATTCATGTTTTTATTTATGTGATGTCTACTACTAACTTGCACAAAATTAGGTCTATCTGTTTTTCAAAAGTTATTACTAAAGTTTGGTCTTTGTACCAATCTTCTTTTTCCCATTTCATACTCTTGTGCGGTATAAAATGCCACCCCCATTTGCCTTCTGCATAACTATCTATTATGTGAGTACAATTTAAAGGTAAGCCGTGTTGTGATGTTTTCCATTGATGTTTAAATATTTTATTATATCCACAATCTTCTGGTAAACTAAAATCACTATCCATCTACTCGTAACTTTTTATTTAAAATTTTAAGATTCTGTCTACACTCTATTTCTGTTTTAAACGGACCATCAAATCCATAAGTTAAAAGTGTAGAATATTTAGGACTGTTTGCATGTTTCCAGCCTTTATCAAATTTAATACAGTACCATCCTGCGGCATAGTAAATATCACTATCAGCAGTTTTACTGTATAATGGCACATCCGAGTTATAATCTGGATGCCCGAAATCTATAGGAAAAGGATTAGCATAATCTACTTTATGTCCTTTAATATAAAATTCTTCAATAAAGTTTTCTGGGGTCTCAATTTGTTCTTCAAATAAGTTTACATTACCAAAATAATCAGTAACTTCTTCTTGATCATCCAATGTGACAAATTCTTTACCTGTGATGTAAAAATAATGTTCCTGCATATCTTTATTTAAAATACCTAATTTTCTAGGTCCTTGTCTTACAAGCCAAGCAACATCTGATATTTGTTGTAATTGTGCTTTATTTTTCTTTGTGTTTGTACTCATTTTTTCTCCTTAATTCCGTAGTCACTATCACGAGCAACTACTTTTCCGTCTACAGAGAATAATTGCTTCATTGGTTGTCCTGTATAATCTAAAAAATCTTTAGGACACACATCCGTTCTCATCGCTCTGTAAACATTTTTACCACCATCTGGAGTTGTATAAATCCAGAATGGATTAGCAGGCCAATCGTCAGTTAGCCTTTTTACTGCTCTATCTAACTTGTCCATTTAAAAACTCCGCATAATCTCCAGGATTTTGCGACATTCTTTCCAAGTTCCATTTAGCACAAAACTTCATGAAGTAAATTCCTACTTGTTGTTTTACATCTTGTTGTTTTGCTTTTTGTATAATACTTTTGCTTTCTGTCTTAACTTCTTCAGGTTGCATAGTTAAGTCAATTAAAATTTTATTGCGTTCAAAATCATCTTTAACTCTGTGTTCTTGTTCTTCATGATCTACCCAACGTTGTAACATAAAATTATTAAAGTTATATCCACCTGAATCCCTATCATTAAATGCTTCGGTAATACCTGTTTTGTTTTTTGTACCTTTTAGTCTTGCCCCTGGATATGCACTAAACACATTGTCTGCACTATCACCTCTGACACACTTTTCAAACAATACCCATTCAGGAACAACCGGTGTCTTAACTTCTTTGGTTTTTTTGTCTATAACCCATTCACCTGTCTTAGCATTCTTAAACCCTTCTAAACTAACTATTTGATCTGTAGTACCGTTATATTGTGTTACATTAGGTGCTAAGAGCTGATAAAAGTCACTGTCTGTACTTATAATAATATGGTTATCATTTGGATGTTCTTGTATCCATGTAGCAATTAAATCATCTGCTTCTGCATTAGATTGTTGTATTACACTACAGTTAGTGCGATTGTCTAAAAATTTTGTAAGGTCATCATATGCCTCAAAAAATAGTTCGTCATCTTCTTGTTCTCTAACACTTCTCTTATCCATAGTAACTTTTCTGTTTGCTTTGTATGGAGCATAAAAGTCTTTACGCCATGAGCGGCCTTCTAAACACATTACAACATGATCACCATCAAAATCACGCCATGCTTTTTTTATACTGTTGAACATGATGTGCATTGCCATTCCAACTCGCATGTCTATGTCTTTTCCACCGCCAACATGTTTAGCACGGAAAAACATATTTAAACTGTCTACTAAAATATATGTCTTTTTACTCATTATTAATTCCTAAGTTATCATTTATTATAGCATCAAAAGGTGATTCTTTCAAGTCTTTTTCACGTTTTTCTTCAAAGTTTCTTTTTAAATCATATGTAAGAAATTTAGAATATTTTTCTAAAATATAAGTAACTTCCTGAGGACTCATATCTTCAACAACTTCTTTTATTACATTATCTAACTTTGCAGAAAGTTCTGCAAGTTTAGTCTTGGCTATCACTTCCAGATTGCTTGATGACGACATCTGTTCCATCTCCTATATCTTGTAAACCATAATCTTGATCTGCTATTTCCTGTACTAATACTGTTCTGCAAACATCATTAAACCATTTGTTTACTACTGCTTCATCACTATCACCAGTATAACCATTATTATGTAGAAACTTAACAAAATGATCATTCCAGTCTAATTCCATAAATCCTGCTTTAGCATTTTCTGGATTAACATCTAGTTTTAGTACATTTACATAAGGCTCTTTATTTATCTCAGCAATCTGTTTATCGTATTCGTATTGCCCTATCTTTCCATTTTTAAATTGTACTTCTAATTTTGCTATTTCTTTATCTTCATCAGTCACAGCATTTAATCCTGCCAGTACTTCTTCAAGTTCTTCGCCCTCATAGTAATACTCTGCTTCTGCTATTGCTCGAGACTTACCTTTAAGTCCCCAACTAGCAGGCATCATACTAAAAGGTAATTTAGTCTTCTTTGTCATCTTTTTTCTCCTCAATAACTTCAGTTATTCTTTTAATTGTGCAAGTAGTTAATGATCTACTATTTGTAAAACTTACAGGCATAATACCATCGCCCTTGCCTATACTGTTAAATCCGCCCCACGGCTTAAATTGTAATCCACTAGCAAAAGGCATATCAAAACACCTATTAAAAAACACTACATCTACTTTCCTGTTTCTATTAAGTGTGAGTCTTAGTGTATCTGTTTCTTCTATCCATCTAAAACTTCTAATACTGTCAACTCTAATACTTCTAACTTCTAAGTCTGCTTTAGTTATAGCAATGCCGTGTTCAGTGTGTCCTATTACTTCGTCGTCCGCCTTTGTTTCGTATGCTACCATCATTAAAAACATTACCAATGCCGCTATTAATAACGGACTCATATTTTTTAAAAAATTCCAATCGTGTTCATTCATATTATTTTCCTATAGCATTACCATATATGTGTACATGGACTCTGCTTGTATAATTATAACCACGTTGTATTGCCTCGTCGGCTATTGTGGCTTCAGTTTGTACTAAGCCTTCAAAGGTGCCGCCAACTCCCATAATCCATACAGGGAAGTCACAGCCGGCATCTCTAAATAGTTTTGTGTGTTCTTCTACTTCTTTCCAACTCTCATCAGTACCATTAACAACATACTTTAGTTGTCCATGTGGACTTACTTCAGCATATCTACCAATTACTTCAGGCTTGATTGCTTTCTTATTCTTCTCTCCAGCAGTACTCCACAGTTTAGGACTTAGGCTCCAATACCATTCGTTATTCTTATACCATTTTTGAATGTACTCAGCAAGTTCGTCTGTAATAGGTTTAGTACCATTTGTTTCCACAGTAACATTCTTAGGCATATTATTTCTACGTTTAAACTCTTCTAACACACCTACCATGCCAGGTTGTGTGTTCTTAAGCATTGGTTCACCGCCTGTAAACACCATATGTGCAGACTGTCCTGTAACAGGATGTACAAATTGGGAGTGCGGCAGAAGAGCTGTAAGTTCGTCTACTGCCTCCTCCACCGTCTTATCTGTTATTAAGTGCTTATACTTCTTACTCCAAGTATAACTGCTATCACAACCTTTTTCAAACACAGGCAAATCAAATACGTTTGTTATGTCTGTAATATCTAACTTTTCATATGGTAAGTCATATGTGCTAGGATCAGTTGGATCACTTTGTCCAAAACCATTGCATTGCAAGTTACATAGGAAAAATCTCATCCATAAACTAGGCACACCAACATATTGGCCTTCACCCTGTGCTGAATAAAATGTTTCGCTATATTTAAGTGTCATTTTTCAAATATGTTAAAATTTTCTCTATAGATAAATCTGGTATTGCATCTTCTATTGCACTTGATACTATACCATGTATATCACTACTTTCATCTAATACACCATTCCCAGATACTTTATCTTGGAAAGATTCTATTGCTAATTGCCTAAATCCAATATCAAATAAATCATTTAAGTCTTCAATACTAGTATTAAATAAATGTCCAAACTGTAATATTTTTAAAAATATATTATCAGATATATTCGTAGTGACTAATAAAATATCTTCTTCAACAGTTGACTGATTTACAACTACTAATCTATCATTTACTTGAATACTATCATGATCTGCAATAGCATCTAAACATTCAAAAACTTCTTGTTTGTTTATAGGTAATCGTTGTATAATGGATTCTAAAGAGTATCTACTTAATATATAATTAGTAACGTTTCTTACAGGAACCTGCAATTTACCTATTACTAGGTGTCCGTTTATATTTGTAATACTACTCATTTATGTTCCGCAAGAATGTTGTTGTTGTAATTTAATATTATCGAAAAACTCTTTCTTAGTACTCTGATCTTCCATAAATCTGCCTTCTAAGACAGTTGTTTGTGTTAAACTACTATGTGCTAACACACCTCTGTTCTCTACGCAACCATGTGTTGCTTGTATGTATACACCTAAGTTTACACTACCAGTTGCCGCCTTTATTTCTTTAGCAATATCATTAGCAAGTTCTTCTTGCAATGTACCACGTCTAGCACACCATTGTGCTATTCTAGTGTACTTAGAAAGCCCTATAAGAGTTTCTCCTGCAATAATACCTATGTATGCAATACCTTTAACTGGCTGATGATGGTGCGAACACATACTTTGTATTTCACTTCTAACAACCAACATGCCTTTGTAACCTTCTTCAATATCATTAGGAAATGCTGTAGCATTAGGCATATCGTTATATCTGCCCCACATAAGTTCATTTATGTACATCTTGGCAAGACGTCTAGCAGTACCTTGACTGTTAGGATCATTAAACCTGTCAATAATTAGTGTGTCTAAAATACCCTCAAAATGTGGAATAAGTTCTTCAATTAGTGCTTTATCATCACCTTCGTCCATATACTCAGCAACGTTGTCACTTGCCCAATACTTATGACCTGCATCTTTAATTCTTTGTGTTATTTTATCACTAACCTTCATCTTCCATTTCCTTGATTTTAATCTTTAATAATTCTATTTCCCTTTTAAGAGCAAGTTTCTCATGCTTCTCTTGTCTTACCTTGTCATCACTATCATGATGTTCCCAATGCCTTGTGATCTTTTTATCTAGTTCTCGGTGTATATCTTCTAAGTGTTTTAAATGATTTGTTAAACTTTGTACTGTACTCATTTCTTCATGTTCTCCTGTAAATCCGCCACACATTACTTCCACCATTCCTCATAAGGAAATACTATCCATTTTTCTTCTTCTGGTGTAACTCTATTACCTGTGTAACTAACATCAGCAAAGTCACTACTCTCTTTATCAAATAGTGTAGCATACTTTATGCCTTCATGCAATGCCAATAAGTTATTATTTTCTTCTTTATCCCACAAATCCACAACACCCTTGATGCCGTTTAAAGTATGTCCTGAATCATTAATGTCATCAACAAGTAAAATATCTTCACTACTATATTTAGACAAAATAGTCTCCAACCTAGTGGATTCCTTGATCATATCATGATCTCTTGTTTGCCATTCGAATCCATGAAAAGGAACTTCATAGTAATGACTAAGCATCACACCCATTACGTAGGCGCCTCTGCCAGGACCAATTACTACATCGGGATTAAATCCGCTCACGTGAATTTGTCTTGTTATCTCACTAAGATCTTTTTGCAGATCTATATCAGAGTAATAAAGTTTTTCCATAAGTGTAGTATAACAAATTTTTGGTATTTGTCAAATTATTTTTTGGACTGAAAAGTAATTTCGTCTCGAACAATATCTTCTAACATATTTTGTGGTTCCCAACCTAAGATCTCAAATGCTTTAACAATATTTGCATCTGTTCTTTCTGCATCTCCGTCTCTTTTAGGACCAACGTCTATCTTAAGTGGTTTTTCTGTTTGTTTTTCTACTTCTTCAATAACCTGTTTGATACTAGTACCAGAACCTCCACCAATATTAAATATATTGCTATCGCCTCCGTCCATTAAATAGTTTAAAGCAGATACATGTGCAGATGCTACATCAAAAACATGTGTATAATCTCTTATACATGTGCCATCTGGTGTATCATAATCACTTCCATTTAAAGTAAATGTTTCTCCTTTAAGGGATTTTTCTACTAATATAGGAATTAGATGTTGCTTAGGTGTTAGATTGTATCCTAATCCTTCGTAACTACCTGCGGCATTGAAATATCTTAAACCAGCATAGTTCATTTCATATGCATCTGCATAATCTTTTAAAACATTTTCTATAATTAACTTACTTCTACCATATGGTGTTTTAGGATTAGGAATGTCGCTTTCTGCATTTAAAATAGTTTCTGAGTCTCCGTAAACAGAACTTGAACTACTAAAAATAAAATGCTTGACTCCTGCATTAATAGAATGATTTAAAAGTGATATTGAATTTGCTACATTATTAGCATAAGTAGATGCAGGATCTTTTATGCTTAAAGGCACACTATGATCTGCGGCTAGATGAATTACTGCATCAGGCTTTGTTAATTCTATAACACCTTTAAGTTGATGATTGTCAATATCAAAAGGATACTGAGTTACACCATCTAAAGAGGATTTTACTCTATCAATATTGATAACATTAAACCCCGAGTCTACAAGTAATTTGCAGGTAATACTACCTATAAATCCACTTCCACCAGTTACTAGAACTGTTTTATCTTCATTATTCATTTTTTCTCACTAAACCAGGATGCAAGTACTTGCTGTGAATCACAAGCAATTGCTCCATTAAAATTAAAGTTAGTAATAGCCTCTACAACCATATCCACACTTTCTTCAAATCTGTCAAACAGTTTAAAGTCAGGATATAGTTCAGGATACACTAACCTATTAGGCAGTACAGGTGTACAACCTAAATACACGGCTTCAGCAACACCGAAACCGAAGTTTTCCTGTAAGGCATAACTTACTATAGCCTTACTTTTACCAAGTAGAGCATAATACTCCTCCTTAGATAAGTTTTCTTCCTGTGTCTTCACAAATCTAACAGGAACATCAACTCTTTCAGAAACTTGTTTTGCTAATTCATCAAACAACCAAGGTTGTTTTTCATCACAAATTCTGCCATTAAAGATAATAATGTTTTCTTTTTGTTGGCCTTTGTGTGAATCGAGCCCTGTGTAGTCTACAGGTAATCCTGTAACAACCAACTTGTCAGGGCTCACGATACGTTTTTTAATAATATCTTGTCTGATAAATTCACTTGCACAAAAAATTGTGTCACTTATATCAAATATAATATCTTCAAAATTCTTTGCCCAACGTTCCATATCGCGAACAAAATCTGTGTCTGTAAAACTTCCTGCATGAATAATGCCTGTAATCTTTACATCAATTTTATTGAAGTACTTCATATAGGCAATATTTTCAATACCAGGAAACCAAATATCACTAAAAAAGAAACGATCACCATCTGCAATTTCTCCTCTTTCAAACATAGCAGATATTTCTGCCATCTGTAAAGATTTAAATCTGCTTGTAAAGGCGGCATTTAAAAATTGGCCTTCAGGAAGAGGAGGAGTTTCGTAAGTAGGCATAACTTTCACATACTCAATGTTTTGCTCATTAAGATAATTTTCAATATCTCTGTCCATATGAACAGTATATCTACCATCAATGTGCTCTAAAGGTATATAAATTATTTTACTCATCTTCGTTATCTTCCTCTCCTAAGCCGTTAACTCCACCATAATCTACAACGTGAGTAATCTCATCGTTAAGATCTTGAGCATAGTCATTATTTTTATCTGCCTCTTCTTTACTAATTTTTATTAAAGGCTTCTTTTTTTCTTCAGTCATTACATTGAGTTCTTTTTGTCTTGGATTTCAACTCTTCTAACTTTCGCTAGTTTAGTAATTTCCATAAGAGCCTTTCTTGCTCTTGCGGCTGATGCCTTAACACCGTTAATTTCAAATTTTTCTTGCTCCATTTGATACTCTTCAAATAGTGCTTTAAGTTTTAAATGATTTTCCATTTTATTCTCCTTTAATTGAATATTCCATTTCGCAACCGTTTTCATTATCTTCGGCTACAGATATTTTTAACCAACGACCTGGATACTTCGCTTTAATTTGCTCAGCCAAGTCATCAGCAATCATTTCACACGATTTAAAATCTAGTTGGATAATATCTTCGCCATATAATTTTTCCAACCATCTTTTAAACTGTATAAATTCTATTTCTCTATCAGCATGATATATTTCTATCCATACCTTAAAGTGAAAAATATGTCTGTGAGGGTATCCTAAAAAGGATACGTCGTATTCGTCACCAGTTGCCAACTTAGGATCTTCTAATGCCGCAGGATACTTATGTATACCTTCTTTACTAAATGTTACCCAAATACTTCTCATACAATTCTCCTTATACTATGTTTGTTGCTTGTGGTCCTTTTTGACCTTCAGTAACATCATAAGTAACTTCTTGGTTCTCATCAAGTGATTTGTAACCCTCACCTTGAATTGCTGTATGATGTGCAAACACATCTTTACCGCCATCGCTTGGTGTTATAAATCCAAATCCTTTAGTAGAATCAAACCATTTTACTTTTCCTGTTGCCATTCTTTCTTTCCTTTTTTTGAAGTCTTACCTTCGTTGTTAAATTCTAAAGGTACTTCCTTCAAAACTACATGCCCATATGGACTATGTTCTTTACCAACCACCATCGATGGTTTCCATTATTTCATTCATATGACCTAACATCTGTGTGATAGGTTCATCGTAGTCACCAATCTCATAGTCAACGTCATCTTGTTCTTTGAACATTGCTTTGATTTGATCACCATACTGAACAACCTGTTCAAGTTGTTCTCTCATTTCATCTGATATTGCCATTACGCCTCCTTACTAGGATCCCACATAACCAAGTTTTTCTTTCTTAGTCTGTTTGTTATAATAGTATATCTATTTTGTTCTGCTTTCCATTCTTTTAACCATTGTGAGCCATCTCTTTCTGCATCAACAAAGATTGCATTGGTGAATGCTAGTGGTAACAATATAGCAACATGAATAATGATGCTTATAACTGTATTATAGTTAAAGAATCCTAAGTAGTTTGCCGCTAAGAATCCAAAGAACACACTCCATACTGTAAACAGCACTAACATAAAGTAAGTCTGTAAACTTGGGTCTGGAATATACTTTAGTGGATTGTATCTCACATCCATCACTCTTCGCCAACCACTTACAAGGCTCATTACAGTCCTTCTAAATAGACTAGGTTTGTTTATACTTGGTTCAATCATTTTTTTCTCCTATTCTAAATGGTTCCTTACGAACTCTTTTATTACATGTAATCCTACTGATGCCCATGTAACTACTATTAAACTCCATATCAGTATCTCAGTCATCTCTACTAACGAACCTTTTTTCTAGTTCCTTTGCATAATCATAATCTACAAGATAACCAATGCTTAATAAAACCCTTGCTGTATTTCCTTGCACAGGCATAGCAGAATGTTTCCATTCTGAAGCAAATAAAATCATACCATCTTTTTCTGTTAAATTAATTAGTCTGCTATTAACTACTGGTTCGCCACCTTCTGCAGATTTTTGAACTAAAAAATTAAACCTTACTTGTATTTCGTTATTTTGTCCTCGAGGATCATTGTGTGTATGAACACCACGTCCTACTCCTTCTTGTAATGATGTAGAATATATACATGAAAACAATGTTGGATAAAGAGCAGAATCTGGTTCCATATTTTTTATTTCTTTAAATTTATCTTTGTTAAAGTTATTAGATTTAAATATATTTTCCTTTATTTCTTGTAATGTTTGTTCTAACTTTAAGTTAGAAATATTATCTAACATTAAAGCCTTTCTTCCTCTAGAATAGATACTTGTTTTTGTATCTTTTAATAAATGTGTATTGTCATAATATACCCATTCATTAATATTCTTTTCATAATCATTGTAAAAATCTACTAAACTTTTATGCTGATGATTAGTTAATTTTGTATCTAAAAGAAGAGGCTCAATCATTTATTCGTTCCATCTGTTTTAGGTTTAAAATCTTTTGCCTTGTTTAATGTAAATTTAACAGCATCTTCATATGAATCAAAGTTTGTAGGTATTACTTCCTGTATTTCTTCACCTTCTTCATTTTTAGTAGTACCTTTTAAAAGGTCTTTTACAAATTTATTTTTTTCTTTCCTATCTTTCATATAAATCTTCTACAAATTCCTGAAATTCCTCTGGAAATTCAGCACCATTTTTTTCTAAAAATAGTAAATATTTTAATATTGCGTACTCTATATCTTCCTGATTTGTTAAGTCAGCATCTATCTCTAGTTTAGACATTATATTATGTTCATCAGTTCCTGTCAAGACAATTTTCACAATATTTCCTGCCTTTCTAAATATTTGTTCCATGAAGTTAAATAGGATTTTTTAAAAATTGTTTTTAAAGATGCCGTCCAGATACCAGCATTACTACCTGCAAACCATTTATCAGTTATTTTAAATACTGAATTACTGTTAAACTCCTGCATATCAGGAATATTAAATAACAATACAGGAACAAAATTATCTTTTTTATTAAGTTCCATATTAATTATATCTCTACAGTATGTTGGATCAAACTCTAATGTTACAAATAAATCTTTTACTTTTAAT